CTTACCTACACTTCTGGTGTTGGTGCTACCGATATTGCTATCCTGAATGGCCTAAAAGATATTGTCAACGACAACTATGGTAGCGTACTAACAGCCACTGTAACTGGTGCTGTTTTAAACATCATTGCTGATGACCTTGTTACCCAAACAAGCTACACTGTATCAGCAGAGTTGTTCTTCTCTTCTATTACGAAGGGGATCACATCTCAAGCAACACTGGCTGGTCCTATTGAACAGAACACAGGGACTATTGATACAATATCTACACCAGTTTTTGGTTGGAACTCAATCAATCAGTTTGAGTCTGCGGGTATTGGATCTTTAAGAGAAACAGATACACAATTGAGAACTAGGTTTAACCAGTCTAAATTTGTGAGAGGTGCAAACATTCTTGAAGCACTGACCTCTGACCTACGGGCTTTATCAGGTGTAAGTGATGTTATCATTTACGAGAACCTAACTACAAGTGTTGATGCCAAGGGAATTCCTCCACACGCATTTATGGTTCTTATTCGTGGTGGCCTAGAGGCTGAGATTGCAAGGATTATCTGGTCAAACAGACCAGCAGGTATTACAACCTTTGGGAATAGTACATATCTTATCACAGATATTTTCAACAATCAAAAGGAAGTTAACTACCAGAGACCTACTTTCCAAGATATTTATATAAGTTTGGAAGTACAAACCGATAGCAGCTTTCCACCAAATGGTGCAGAACAGCTTAGGTCTGCCTTGTTTGATTACATTAAGTCTCAGTCAACAGTAGGTCAGGATGTTGTCTACTCCAGATTGTACACGCCTATTAACTCAATTCCGGGTCATGAGGTAAATTCACTGTTCATTGGAGACTCTGTGAGTCCTTCAGGAACCTCTAACATTGTTATTAACTTTGATCAAGTAGCAAAAATAGAGATTGGTAATATTGAGGTTGTTCTGGCATGATTGACTCTACACCTATTGCAGTTTATGAAGGAGAGGAAACCCCTTTCCAAGAAAACGATTATCTAGCGCAAGCTACAGAGCTTACGACTACTCAGTTTAAAGACCGAGACATCTTTAACAGGTATCTACAACTTTTAATCCAAGGTCGTGTTGAACTTCAACTAGTAATAAAAGACATTATTCAAAAAAGAAGTCTAGACTTTGCTGAAGGCGAACAACTAGATGTAATAGGTCGTATTCTTGGTCAACCTAGGCAGCTATTTGACAGTGTTATCATTAGATACTTTGGTTTCCAAGGTGCTACTGGTGCATCACCTTATAAGGAAGTTGCAGACACTGAAAGAACTTTTGGTCCTTGGAAGGGTGTTAAAGATAGCCTACTTGGTATTCGTGAGTTAACTGACACAGAGTACAGAAGACTTTTGCGACTAACTGTCATAAAAAACACAACAAAAGCAAACATAACTTCATTTAATGATGGTGTTAGACTTTTATTTGGTGTTGATACTATTGACTATCAAGAAGAAGTTCCACCAGATTACGCAGAAGGTGCTGCATCTATTACAATAAGTATTGGAAGAGATTACAACGATCCTGAAAAAGCAGTCTTTCCCGGTCTAGATGAAATAGCACTTGCTAATAGATTTTTAGGTAGACCTCTGGGTGTTGGGGTTCTTTTCCAAGATCCTATCACATTTTCTGGTAGCTTTGAAGCACAGACTTATGAACAGTTTGTATTCGGCACAGGAGGATCTACTGCGGAACCACTAACAGCGCAATCTTTTGAACAAGTTTTCACGCTAACAAGACCATACACAGACACATACTTTGATGAAAATGGTGACGAGCAAACAGCAGATATTGATGAACCAAGATTTGGTTACGAGGAGTCTTCACAAGAGCCTCTAGGTCTTTGTATAAATGGACCTAATGAAGTTCTTACCCATACTTGGGGTCTTGAAGTAAATGACAGCCAAGGTACTTTTCGGATTGCTCTTACTCATGACAACAGAACTGAAACTGAAGCTGCTTTTATTATTGAAGGCCAAGGCATTAAGATTGTACTCTTCAGAGAAGATACTTATTGGAAATTAAGAACTGAGTGGGGTGTTTCAGAGAGTTACGAGGCTCTTATTACACAAGCAACATCAAGTTCAATTGTAGCAAATATTTCTTATACACCAGAAGGTGTTTACTTCGCTATAGATAATGAAAATAGGTTCGCAGCCATTACAGGGCCGTTTGGTCAAACAAATATCAGATACTTTGATATGAGAATTGGAGGAAGTTTTACAACTAACGTAGGGGATGTTTACGGACACTTCAACGGGAAGGTAAGAGAAATTGTCTACCTGAGACCGTACATTGGGGTGAACGAGAGAATAGTTCTCAACGGAATACAAATAACAACAGAAGAGTATGAAAGAATAATAACAGAGTACGGTGGATTGAACCCACCAGATCCTGTTGAGATTTTTGTATTCAGCGGTAGCAGTGACGCCACAGTCAATAAAATTAACTCAAGCGGCACTGAGGTGTGGAGTTTCACCGGGCACACAAACGCGGTGCTTGCTGTTGCAGTTGACTCCTCTGGTAATGTGTACAGTGCTAGTCAAGACGACACAGTCAGAAAGATAGATTCTGACGGTAATCAGGTGTGGAGTTTTACAGGTCATACAGAATCCGTCTGGGGGATTGCAGTTGACTCCTCTGGTAATGTGTACAGTGCTAGTCAAGACGACACAGTCAGAAAGATAGATTCTGACGGTAATCAGGTCTGGAGTTTCACCGGGCACACAAGAACTGTTTACGCCGTTGCAGTTGACTCCTCTGGTAATGTGTACAGTGCTAGTCAAGACGACACAGTCAGAAAGATAGATTCTGACGGTAATCAGGTCTGGAGTTTCGCTGGGCACACAGGCACTGTTTACGCCGTTGCAGTTGACTCCTCTGGTAATGTGTACAGTGCTAGTCAAGACGACACAGTCAGAAAGATAGATTCAAGTGGCGCACAGGTGTGGAGCTTCACTGGGCACACAAGCACCGTCGGGGGGATTGCAGTTGACTCCTCTGGTAATGTGTACAGCGGAAGTTTTGACAGCACCGTCAGAAAGATAGATTCAAGTGGCGCACAGGTGTGGAGCTTCACTGGGTACACAAGCACTGCTTACGCCGTTGCAGTTGACTCCTCTGGTAATGTGTACAGCGGAAGTTTTGACAGCACCGTCAGGAAAATAGATTCAGACGGTAATCAGCAGGTATGGAGTCCCACAAGCAATACGAGCACCGTCTTTGGTGTCGCAGTCGGCCCCGGCGGGTAATGTTATAACAAGACAACGAATAGAATAACGGCACTCCGGTGCCGCTATAATTTTAAGTAAATTAAACGAGGAAATAAAAATGGCAACATTAGGTGAAGTTCGGATCAGTGAACTACCGGGAGCTGATCCACTAGATGGTACAGAAATTATACCACTTGTGCAAGATGGTGTTACGAAGTCAAGATCTGCACAGAGTTTAGTTCTAGATGGTGGCCTGCAAGCTCACCTAGATGCTGCTGATCCACACAGCCAGTATGCTTTTAGGGTTTTAAATAATCTGACTGCAACCGGCGACCCTACAGTTAATAACGACTCATCTGAGGGTTACTCTGTACTGTCTAAGTGGCTTAACAATTCAAGCACAGAAGTTTGGTTGTGTCTTGACGCTACAGTTGGCGCTGCTGTTTGGGAAATTAAAACACTGACTACAGATGATTTAGGAAGTGCTGCACTGGCTGATGTTGGTGCTGGCAACGGACTTGACGCGGATTTACTTGATGCTCAAGAGGGAACCTATTACCTAGACTTCCCTAACTTTACGAATTTACCTGACCCAATATTAACACTTGACGGAGACGTTTCAGGTGTTGCTACTTTTACTGATCTTGGGAATGCAACACTTACTGTTGAAGTTGAAGACGACAGCCACAACCACGCTATTGCTAACGTAGATGGTCTTCCGGTACTGGTAACTAAGCTGAACAACATTGAGTCTAACGCAACTTCTGATCAGACTGATAGTGAAATCAAGATTGCTTATGAAGCTAACGCTGATACTAATGAGTTCAGCGATTCTGAACAGACTAAGCTTTCTAATATTGAAGCTAACGCTACTGCTGATCAGACTAATAGTGAAATCAAGATTGCTTATGAAGCTAATGCTGACACTAATGAGTTCAGTGATGCAGAGCAAAGTAAATTATTGGGTATTGAAGCAGGCGCTGAAGTTAATGTTGGTACAGATGTAGGTGTTGTCTACAATGCTGGTGATATTGTTGTAACAAGTACTACAGGAACTGACGCTACAGTAGACGCTGCTACCATAACACAAGCTGGTGTTCTATCTTCTTCTGATAAGAGTAAACTAGACAACATAGAAAGCAATGCAACTTCTGATCAGACTGATAGTGAAATCAAGATTGCTTATGAAGCTAACCTTGATACCAATGAGTTCAGTGATGCAGAGCAGACCAAGCTTTCTAATATTGAAGCTAACGCGACTGCTGATCAGACTAAAATAGATATTGACGCTCTTAACATTGATGCGGATACCTTAGATGGTATTGATAGTACAGGCTTTGCAACCTCTGCCCAAGGTGATACGGCTGATAGTGCTTTACAAAGCAGCGATATTGGAGTAAGCGTTCAAGCACACGATACTGTGTTGGATAATACAACAGCTTCGTATACAACTGCTGAAGAAACTAAGCTTTCTAATATTGAAGCTAACGCTACTGCTGATCAGACTAACAGTGAAATTAAAAGTGCTTATGAAGCTAATGCTGACACTAATGAGTTCAGCGATTCTGAACAGACTAAGCTTTCTAATATTGAAGCTAACGCGACTGCTGATCAGACTAACAGTGAAATCAAGATTGCTTATGAAGATAATGTTGATACTAATGAGTTCAGTGATGCAGAGCAAAGTAAATTATTGGGTATTGAAGCAGGCGCTGAAGTTAATACAGTAGACAGTGTTAATAGTAAAACAGGTGCTGTTACAATCACACAAACAGATGTTGGTTTAAGTAATGTTGATAACACATCTGATGTTAACAAACCTGTATCAACTGCTCAACAAAGTGCGTTAGACCTTAAAATTCCACTAACACAAAGAGCATCTATTAATGGTGTTGCTACATTAGATAGTAATGGTAAAATACCACTTGGGCAAATTAATTCCTCTATCACAGGACAGATTACATACTTAGGTCTATGGAATGCTGACACAAATACACCAACATTAACACAAGGGGCTGCCAGCGCAAATGGTAACTTCTATGTGACAAATGTTGCTGGTACATTCGACACAGTATCATACGGGCTTGGTGATTGGATAATCTCAGATGGAACTAATTGGGAAAATGTACCACAAAGTTCTGCTGTTCAATCTGTCAGTGGTAGAACTGGTATCATTGTACTTACCAAAACCGATGTTGGTCTAGCAAATGTACAGAACGTAGACCAAACTAACGCTACAAATCTGACTTCTGGTACATTACCTGCTGCAAGATTTAACAACACAGCACACGGTAATCGTGCTGGTGGTGCTTTACACGCAAACGCTACAACATCTGTTGCTGGTTTCTTAACTGGTGCTGATAAGACTAAACTAAACAGTGTTGACACAGGCGCTCAAGCCAACACAGTGACAAGTGTGAACACCAAGACAGGTGCTGTTGTACTATCAACCACTGATGTTGAAGAAGGTTCTAGGCTATACCACACTGCACTTAGGGCTGCTAATGCTGCTCCTGTACAGTCTGTTGATGGTTTTACGGGTATTGTTGATCTTAGTGCTACATACGACAAGTATACTGGTTGGACATTACTTACAAACGGTACAAGTCGTGGTGATATTACCAGTGGTGAGAGTGTAAATTTCGTTGCTGGTACAAATATGTCTCTTTCATACTCAGCAACAAATAATGCTATAACATTTAACTCAACTGATACAAA